AATCCAGATTCGTTTTCTAAGGTGGGGTGCTCCCATGTCTCTTGCCGATATAATTGTCCATTCAGCATCGTACCCGATCGAGGCAAGATCAGACAAGACTCTTCCAAGTCCCCTATGAACGAGCATTGGCACATTTTCAATGACTGCGTATTTGGGTCGTAATTCGCTAATAACTTGAAACATTTCAAACCAAAGACCCGACCTTGCATCCTTCAATCCTTCACCTTTTCCTGCGATTGAAATGCCCTGACAGGGAAAACCACCACTAATAATATCAACGTTAGAAAGATTGTGACTGCCCACATCATGAATATCACAATACCTAATGGTATCAGGAAGCCGAAGTTCAAGTATTTTCTGACAGTACTCATCATTTTCAACTTGCCATATTGTTTGAATGTTTGCCCAAGAAAAACCAAGTTCAAAGCCACCAATTCCTGAAAATAAAGATCCATGAGTCAACATTATTCATATCTTCGGTGTGTAATTTTCAAAACGAGTACAATAATCAAGCCATATAATTGGAATGACTCCTACGGGACCGTTCCTTTGCTTTGCTATTATAATCTCGCCTTGTCCTTTTTTTGGCGATTCTTTATCATAATACTCTTCACGGTATATGAGTAATACCACGTCTGCATCCTGTTCAATAGCACCGCTCTCACGTAGGTCTGATAATTGAGGACGATTTCCTTTGCGCTGTTCCGGGCGTCTTGATAATTGAGAAATCAAAATCACGGGCAATCCCAGTTCCCGCGCCATGTTTTTCATTGATTGGCTGATATCCCTTACTTCGCTTTCCCTATTATCATACCGTTTTTTAGTCCTTATCAAATTCAGGTAATCTAGGATGATCAGTTTCACGTCTTTTTTGGATACAATTTTTCTAGCCTTTGATCTTATCTCTGGTACTGTTAATCCTGGCGAGTCGTCTATGAATACCGGAAGCGAATAGATATCACCCACAACATTGCTTATTTTTTCAAAATCCGCTTTAGAAAGTTTTCCGCTTCTTGCTAAATGTGCGTTCACTTTTGCTTCACCTAGCAATATTCTCTGTGCCAATTCTGCCCTAGCCGATTCAAGACTAAAAATGGCAACTGGAACGCCATTTTTTGACGTATTTATCGAAATGTTTGTAGCCAGTGCCGTTTTTCCCATACTTGGCCTTCCGGCGAGTATTATAAGTTCGCCATTGTGTAATCCTGTCAATTTCTCATCAAGATCCATATAACCCGTTGGAATTCCACCAACTGCCCTGTTTTCCTTGTGCGATTCATCAAGATTCTTAAATACTTCAGGTAAAATGTCTCCGAAACTCTGAAACTCAGTCCCGATCCTTTTCTTAGAAATAGAAAAAATTGATTCTTCGGCATCTGAAATAAGTGCCTCTGCATTCGTCGTTTCTTGATATGCCGAATCAACCAAAGGTGTTATATTGTCAATAAAATTCCGTAATGTCGCTTTTTCCTTCACAATCTTTATATGATTATCAACAAGTGCCACGCTCGGAATCTCTTTAGATAATCCAGTTATATAATATGCTCCGCCACAGGATTTTAATTCACCCAGCTTCTTTAAGTTGTTTACAATTGTCAAGGTGTCGATTTCACCGCCCGCTGTGAAAAGATCAACGATTGCACCAAATATCGTTCTGTGCTTTTCAGCATAGAAATCAGTGTCGGATAATTCAAATAATGCTTTCTCTGCAACAGACTTATCCATAAGCATTGCACCTAATACACTCTTTTCAGCTTCTAAGTCTTTGGGCTGTGTCTTAATCATCAGCTATCACCATTGGTGTTCCACATTTATTACACACTTTTGAATGAGTTTTTGGCAACATGATTTCCCATTCACATTTACGACAAATAAATCTTACTTCTTTGTCTAGCTGGGTAGACCGACTTGATCTAGCAGCTTGTAAATAACCTTCAAATTTTGTTCCAAATAATGTTTGCGGACGTAAATATTCATTTTTTTCTGGATCATCAATCCATTGAGCAGTTTTATAATCTATAACCAAACAAAAATCTTCATACTTAAATCCATCATTTAATCGAGCATTTATATTTTTCTGATTTATTTCTGCACTTGGTCTAAAATCTCGTTTTGTCTTCTTATTCAAATAATTAATTATCTTCTTTATTAAATCTAATCTTTCCTTTTCCTTGTCTTTGTATATATCCTTGTCCTTACGCCCTTTATAGGGTCTATTAAGCCCCTTATATACCCCTTTTTTCTTTAAAATATTAATAATCGAATTATGAACTCTATTCTCTGGATCTAATTGTTCAATTGAACATTTATATTGAAAATCTATAAATCCTGGTATAAACCATTCTTCTTTATTTAATTCCACCAACCGCCTATCAAGATAAGTCCTAACATCCTCTTTGCTTATTTCTGCACCAATATGAAAACTCATCAAATCCATATCCACTTTCCATATTCCAGCGTGATTACATCGATCCGTTAAATAATCCCATACGCATTTTCCTATTGGTGTTAATCTTCTAAACCAAGGATCACTCCATTTTTCTGTATCTGTAAATCGATTAGCCATTTTTTATCTCTGGATATTCATTGTGGATTTTTCCATCTAGCTTTGGCATACTTATCTTCTTCCGTCCTTCCATTTTTTGTTTGTAGAAAAAAGGAATGTTGGATTCAAGACATTGATCTCTCAGGGATCGTACCCAATCTTCATCCATTGGGCGGGCGTTTGGTCCCGATTCGGATCCGACAATGATCCAGTTAACGGGCAGATAATTGAGATTGATTTTTTCCAGCAAAGGCTCACAACTTAAAAATCTTATGGCCGCGGGTGTCCGCGCAAGCGGGGGTATTCTCTCTTCAGCCTTTTCTTGGTTTTCTACTGAAACACCTAGCCAAAGATTTTTAAAAGGATCGTGGTTAGCTTTTTGATAGTATTCAGTAAAAAATTCACGCATTCTTTCCTGTCTTTTTGTCAATACCTGAAAAATATGCCGTTGACATGTTCTTACAACATAAAGCACTGCCTTAATAAAATAATCAGGTACTTCTTCGTGAAATAAATCAGACATAGAGGGTGTGAAAATCATAGTAGGATTTTTCCAGCCCATCGGTTGATTTAGGCGGTCTGGACGAAGCGTTACTTTGAAAGGATTGTCTTTTGGATAACCAAAACGCCCAGCAAGGCGTTTTGCCATTTGTCTGGCATAGCAATTTTTACACCCCGTACTTACTGGTGTGCAACCGGTTATTGGCGACCATGTTTTATTTGTCCATTCTATTTTCGTCATCATTAATCTCTTAATGGTGTAAGTTCAATTGATGTTGCACTGGGAAAATCAAATCGCCAATTACCCTTAAGTGTCTCTGGATATAATTCATGAAGATATTTCCAGAATAAATATTTATCAGATCTTTTGCCTGTTTCTCGCCATTTGTCATATTTTTCCAAAATTTTAAACACATCATTATCAGCAACTCTGATAGTTTGTCTATTATCAGGTTTTTTGGGTTTTTTCCTAAATAAATTCACGATTTTTTTTCCTTCTTTTTTGGAGTAGCACCTTCACTAACTGACTCGAATATTTCAGGGTCAGAATCATTTTTATCTCGTTCTTTAATCATTCTATCTGCTAGTTCATAAGCATTTTCTGGAATTTCCCTCCAAGGCACAAAATGGGGTTTTCCCCGCAACAGTTGTTTGGCAAATTCTACCGCCATCCAATCTCTTATTGATATTCCTTTATAAGCAACTCTTGGCATAAATTGTGACGAATAATAACCTGGTATCACTATTGGAAATGCTGGGCCACCATTTTTTTTCATATCAATACGCCCATTTCTTTTTCCAATTTTTGAATTTCATCCATCAATTTTTCGCAATTGTAATGCTTATCGTTTGCAATAGATCTTAGTTCTTCATTTTGCTTCCGCAAATTTTCCATTTTATCTATTAGATCATAAATTTCAAAAAGAGCACTGTCGGCATAATCGTGAATTTCATCGAGATCATCAGTTTTCTTAATAGCCTCCAAGTATTTATCAGTAGTTTTGATTGCATCAATTACTTCATCTATTTCTGGACAGGTTTGTGGCACCCCTGTTTTGTCTCGGTAATAAGTCATTTTTCTTTGGTTTCTTTTTCTAAAGCAACCGCAACTTTTTCTACCAACCTTCTACCAACCCCCGTTTTATCAGCAAAGCAGGTATTTATTCCTTTTCCTTTGAGAATACTTTGAAGTATTTCTTCCCATCGTTTATATCCCATTGATGGCATTGCTTCCATAACAAATTTTCTTAGCTCCTGATCAGACATTTTTTCGAATTTTGTTTTTTCTGGGGTATCAATTGATACCTGTGTACTTTGTTCTTCAGTGTCTACCCGGGTAGACTGTTCTTCTTCGGGTGCGGGTGGTGGCAATTCTTCACCTGAAAAATCGGCTATTTCCTTTTCGAGTTCTTCCTGTTCGTCTTTTTCAAGATCCAGTACTTCTTCTATTGGTTCGTGTTCAACCCTTTTTTCTATTGTAACATCTGGTGGTAATTCTTTTTCTTCATCTTCATAATCAATATCACTTGCTTCGGTTAATTTTGGCACTTCTACTTCATAACTCGGTATTCTTCTTATATTTTTTGCTAATAAGTTTAAATTAGTTATATCTACAGAAGGATTGACATTAAGTGTGTAATGGACTTCTTCTCTGCCAGAACCATGTGTGATCGTTTTTACCCTTTTAAGAATCAATGGAATTAAATTAAATCTATATATTCCCGAGACAGTCTCTATCATTGTTGCTGTAAAATCCAATCCGCTTTGTATATCAATAATCGAGTTTATTGATCGAGTATCAATTTGATAAACACCACCCATACTTACCTTGGGAAGCATTGGAAGGAAATGTGCTAATCTTTGACACTCACCTTTTTTATTCGTTTTTGTTTTAAGGTGTTCACAAGGACAATTAACTTCTTTCATTCCTTCTTCACCATAAGAACGAAGTCCTATTTCCCCGTTTCCGATACATTTCACACCAAATGATTTGCCATACCATTTATGTGCTGTTGGAATTGCCACATTCAAATCATTAACTGGCATCATGATATCTAATTCCTTTGGTTTTTCACCATAAATTGCTTGTACTTCAGGCGGACAAATGAAATAATCTACTTCTTCTGGATGCGTACAATAATAGCAACCCGGTTCCCCAGGCTTTTTGCATCTACATTTATCACCAATTTTTTCAGGCGAATTAACAACTTTTCTACCAAGTCGAATTTTACCAAGCCGTGGTAATCTTCTATTATCAGACAGTCCTTTTATTGTTGTAAATTGTCCTCTGAAATCACTCATTTTTTAATCTCCTTAAAACGAAATCTGTCGCCCTTTTCAGTCACAGTTCGCTCTATTAAAGTGTTTCCTATTTGGGCGACTGTTAATTTTTTAATCCGCATATAATTCTTGATTTCTTTCTCAGCCTTTTCACCGATCTTGGCTTTTATCTTCCAATCAATCCTAGCTTTTACCTTTTCAGCAAATTCATTGGGCAATTTCACCAATTTTTCGCTCTGCTCTTCTTCATAGCCCTGCCAACAAGTGTCACACCAGGAACAATAATCACAGTGCCAATCGTCCTTGTAATACTGTCTTTCTGGTAATTTCTTCTTCTTGATATAATTTTCAACTTGGTTGAATTTTATAATGGCATTAGACACAATATCTGGATAGGACTTATTCATTTGTTCGGTAATACCATTTGAATTTGTGCGATTAATAACAAGCAAAACATCGTTGGGTTCATCATAGTCGCATAAATATTCCATGTATTGCGAAGTGTTCTTGTTTTTAATCAGCAAGAGTGCCTTCTTTAATTCGGGATTTAATGTTCTTTGAATTGATTCGGCATAAATGGCAACCTGAGTAAAATAATCTTCTGGATATTCTTTGCCGTCCCACCATCTTTGGAAGGAGAAATGATTCATTGATTTTTCTTCTAATAACGTGTCCATTCCTTCCATGTCAGTCAAAAGTCCGTCTATGTGGCCTGTTTTCATTGGGGGGGCGCAATCAAGCTCCATTTGTTCTGAATGCAATTTAAAGGCTGTTTTGCGGATCCAATCATTTGTTAGTTCTTCATGCCATTTACCATCATCAAAAACCATTATCATTCGATCTGGCGTCGATCGATTTCTTTCCAATCCAAGACCCCACATCACCATCTGTCTTATGCAGCGATTTGGTCCGGCTATGGAAGGACGTGGATAGTAATCATGCGGATCATCCGCGGTCATTCCAGCCACTTTCAATAGGACATCAGCCAGCATTTTTTATTTTTTTTATCCTCTCATAATATTTACACGAATGAATCAATGCGATTCCTATTATTCGGCTAAGATTAAATGCTATTTCAGCATGGGGACAGTTATCCTCTTGGTTGGGTTTAAAATGTTTGCAGTTTCCACGGCATATACATATTTCTATATGTTTGGCTTGATATTTAATGACTGCCCAAAGCTTTTTTTTGAAAGCCCAATGTTTATATTGTGATATTTCTTGATCGCTCATTTTTTATCCTCTAATTCAATTACTTCAGTACCAAGAGCTACATATGTCTTCCGGGTACTAGATAGCGGAATAACACTCTCTAATCCTTCCTGTTCATCAAATTGCACCCATGCTGTGCCCATGCTTTTCTTGAGTAATTTTCCCGTGAATCCCGATCCGATTATCTTGAATCGGGTTCCGTCTTTAAGATTACTAAGCTTAATTTTTTTCATTAACAACTTCACCCTCGGCAATAGTGATCACGTTAAATGGTTTCCCAACTATATTGTTATGTATCTCAAATACTTGGTAATCACCAAGTAGTTCTCTTAATCTTTCAAGAGTCTCCACATCTAAGAGCGAAACATCATCTACAAAAACTGTCTTTAATTTAGAATTGTCACCTTGAGCAATTCGGATCGCACAACCAAGAAAGATACTCTCTCCGGTCGACCACTTGCTGCTTGGTACTGGCGTGTCTGATGGTGTGACTGAGTAAAAAACATCATCTTCACCAATTGACAATCCTTCAATCGGCATTATATTATCAATAGCAGCCTGTTTGTGCGATTCAATTTGTTTGATTTCCAGACCAAGATCAGAATACCCATCTTGTTTTTCAGCAAGTTCAATTTCTTTTTTCCTTTGTTCATTGTTTTGCCGAATCACATCGTTTTGCTCATCAATTTGAGCAATTTGTTCTTCCAGATAAATAGTGTTGATTGATTGAGTTTTGTGAAGCATTTTTTCTTGTTCTGTGAGTTTTGCACCAACTTTCGCAATCTGCTCAATACGTTTTTGATATTGATTTTTCATGTCAATCAGTTTTTGTTCCATAGCTTTGATATCTTCTTCAACCATCTTCATATCAGCAATGTCCTTTTTATGTGACTTAACGTCTCTTGCTAATACATCAAGGCCATTTTGAAGCTCTTGATTCTGTTTATTGGCCTTGTTTAGCTCTTCTATCAATTCCGTAGCCGATAAAACTTCTTTTGACAGCTTATAATTAATTGGATTGTTCTTTAGATTTACACGGAGAGTATTGATTTCATGGTTCAGTATGGTTCTCTTTTGTTTAAGTATAGCAATCTTATTGTCTTCGGTTGAAGTGTCAATTCCTAAAGCCTCAAACAAGATCTGTTTTCTGGTGTTACCACCACCTTTGACGTGAGTAAACATTGTAGGACTAATTACTGCATCCTTGCCTACCAATGTTCTTAAAAAATCGGCTGGACGTGTTAACTTCATATCATATTCTGGTCCAGTCAAAACATTAAGTGTAGGACTACCATTGTCTTTAACCTTCCTCACGATCTTGAATTGCTTTTCACCATCTGAGATTTCAACCGCCGACAATCCTTCTTTTTCGCCCTCCTTTAAAACGAGGCCGCCAGTAAAGGTTTGTAAAAGAGTATCAATAACAGAGGTTTTACCTGCTCCTACTTTCCCCGAGATTTGAATACTTTCACCTTTTGGATTTATTTCCACAACTTTCAAGCCATTTACTTTTTCCGCAATGAAACGAAAAATTCTAAATCCGGCCATGGTTGTTCCTCCTTTTTATTAAACATATTTGCTTGTTGTTAATCTTAAAGGTTTGTGAGTTTTTAATTTTCATAATAATCTTCCAGGGTATTCAAATTATCTTGTGGTACACAAAAGGCATAGCGCGGCTCCTTTTTCTGATTTTTAACAAGATTTTCCCAGTATTTTTGTTGTTGGCATTTTTCGCCCTCAAGCCAGCCCCTTATACAATATTTTCCGTTTTGTCCCGTCACGAGCCAATATATCCTGTCTTTTGGGTCACTTGGATGTTCATGGACAATCAGTTTGCCACCCAGATATCTTGTGGTACGGACTTCGATGTTTTCGCCAACGTCAGGGAGATTCAAGTCACCGATATCAATAGCATTCCAAGGCAATCCCAATATTTTTGATACAACATATTCGCCCATCGCACCCTCTATATGAAATTGCCAACCTGTTTCGTCTTTCTTATCGAGATTATGAGCATGGTTCCTTTTTTTTAGGATGTTTTGTGTTTGTCGGAACACGCCGATTAATGCACATCCCAATATTTGAGCCAGATCAAAATTGTATGTGCGACTCATGGCTTAACCCTCTCAAATCTAATCACCCAAACCCGGGGATTTGAATCCCATGGATAGCCACGTTTAGCATTTAACTGGTCCCATAGCATTATAAATCCTGCACGATATCCTGAATTCTTTGAAAAATCTTGATAAAAAGGTGCGCCTTCTTCTTTTGCGTCGTTTTCCGCAATGTCCTGTAATCGTTCTATTCGAATATCTTTGATTTTAAGAGTGATTATCGAAGCCCATCTGGGCATAAAAATTGAGGGCTTCTTTTTCCACATTGAATTGAGCGTGGGTTCACAGTTTTCTATCCGTCCGCCAGCATACCAGCGTACAGTATTCGTTGCTTCATCCCAGGCTTGTTCATTATTCTTATTGCTGGCTCCCGTCATATAATGATACCAATTGTTACGCACCCACAAATGATTGCCCGTGTTACCATAAGGACAAAAATTCCAAATAGAATCTTCTTTTTTTGCATTTTTGGCAAACCAATAAAATGCGCCAATGTTTGGGATTTTAGGACTATTCTTAATAATCCTACGAGTTTGCGTTTTTCTTCCATCAATAATGGCTTTCACCATTTCATTATTGAAGATTATCGGGCGTTCCTTCATCCGGCCAATCCCCGCTTGTTTTTTATCCTATCCAAATAATCTTGTGCCAACCGTGGATCCCGCCTTGAAAGCTTTTGCCATTTCCTAAACTGCTTGCCATTGATCCCATGATATCTCATTGCTGATTTCTTTTTAAGGCGTTCTTCATTGAATAATTGCATTGCTAAAACGGTATTTCTTCAAGTTCGTCCATTTCTTTGGCGCGCTTTACACCATGTAAAAAAACGAGAACTACAACCAAATGTTTGCAGATTGATCTACGTCCATGAAATTTGAAATGTTCGCACGTACAGGTAAGATTTTCCCAGTCCACGCAATAAGTATTTTCACGCTCAATATAGATTTTGTTTTGATCTTCATTGGTCCGGATTTTAGGCAGATAGGGCAAAAAAGTGTTTCCAGCCTTGTTTATAGCCTTGAATGTTTTTTTGTCATCAATTGACATTATTGGTTGGTATTGCTTTGATTCGCTTTGATTAAGCTTTGAGCCAAAATGAATATGCAATATGCTTTCAGCCAAGTAATTGTTGGCAATCCAAACAATTCTGGCATGATATAATTCCAACACCATTTGATTGGAAATGCCCATAATAATCCAAGTCCAAAAATCATTGCGAAAATGCCAATGCCGACAAAAATCAAGTTTATTGATTCATTTTTCATTATCACGCCCATCCTATGTTATCGGGATCTTGAAAATCAATATCGTCATCTTCGTCTACCCAGGTAGACTTTTTAACTATTATTTGAAGGATTTTAAAGGCGGAAACTAAGATCAGTACGATTATTGATATTTCAAGTGCTAATCCCATTATTGCTTTTAAGTGCTCCATTCCTTGCACTCCTATTTTTGTTTCTTGCGAGGTAGAGGTAGATCCCCCCGGATAACAGCCAGAATGTCATTTGTGTTATCCAGAGAATGGATTGAGACATAAAAAAGAGTTTTTCATTGTACGATAAAAAATACGTACATAGATAAAGGCAATACGTCATTACGATTGAAAAGAGAATCAGACTATCTATATTCAAATAAATTTTCTTATTTTCATTGTGTTGGATTTTTATCCAGGAAATGCAGAGAAAAATTACAAGGACAACAAATGCGAGAAAGATATTTTCGATTTGTATGGTAGTAGCCGACTTTAAAATTGCTCTTACACCAAGGCCCATTGTCGTGGTAAAAAGAAACAAGTGAAATCGGCGTTGCTTGAGGATTCTAACCCCCAGATATTGAGAGAAAATAAATACCACCAATGCTATTTCGATAATGATCATAAAGGATTCATAGAAAAGATTTGCCAATGGCTGGCTATGTTTCCATAAAATTACTGTGCCAATCCGCTGCGACAGTGACCCCAAGAAAAGGACGCACAGATAAATACAGAACGCCCTTTTCTTGAGCATGAAATAGATTGGTATATTCACTAATATCAATCCACAGCAGATAACGAATATATTGTTCATCTAGCGGTGACGGGACTCACATCAGTAGCATCACAATAGGGTGGACAGGTTGGAAACTTCTGTAGAAATTTGCCGTCCAGACTTCTCAGCGCAACAACAACGCTGTTTTCATTATAATCAACCTTTACCCAAAGACTGATAGCATCAAATCCCGTCTTTTCATTTTCCGTCAGATTTGTTATCACGGCTTCTCCGGGTATCGAAAACTGACTGATAAACTGTCCGGGTTCAATGTTGGTATATTCTGTTGCCCATTCTTCGGTCATTGCCTCATAAGTAAGTTCTGTGGATACTGATTTTGGTATGGCCGCTACTATTACGGTCACAACGATTACGATCAAGATTAGCATAGAAAATATCAGCCTGAGTTTTTTTCTTAATAGCTTCTTCATACTATTTCTCCTTTGTTTTATTAAGGTTAATATCATGCGTAATGCCATATGTAACCACCAGCGGTTTTTTGAATTCCACAAAGACAATTAGAAATCGCATCGGGATGAATTCCAGTGTGTTTTCCTGCTGAGGATAAAGAATCAAAAATATTCATAACATTTCCATTTACAGAAAATTGAGACACTGGTTTTCTGCGTGAATTAAAAAGCTTTTCCATATGTTCTTTAGAATGTTTCACGCCCTTGTTTGCCTCACTAATTTTTCTCTTTGTTTCTTCAGAAAGTTTTTTGCCCTTATGTGCCAATGACAACTTTTTTCTTTGTTCTAATGACATTCTTTTGCCATAATTATAGCTTTTATCACCTAATTTGGATTCTCTCATTTTTTGAATTGTTTCTTGAGAATGTTTATGTCCAATTGTCCCTTCGCCACCAATTGTCAAATTCATGCCGTTATTATAGGTATCATAATATTCAATCAAATCAATTTCAGCTTTTGTCAATGATCCAAGAGAAAAACAAATACATACTGTTTTCACGTCAAAATTTTTAGCGCCATATTTATTAATTGCATAATCAATATATCCAACGCGATTTTTTGATCTGGCTTTTCTGATGTGTTGTTTCCAACGAACACCAACGGCTCTTATTGTTTTGCCAACATATTGTTCACCAGTAATCTTGTTGGTAACAAGATATATATAACCACACATTGAATTATGATTAGTCATATTATTAAAAAACATTCTTTTTTATATTATCAAGCAAGCTCAAAACAATTGTAATGTGTTTATATGCAACCCGAGAAATGCCATCAAATTCCTTGCCCGAAATAGAATTGCCCCTTTCAGATTTTGGATCACGAGCCTTATTTATTTGTTCGCCCAATTTTCCCAGTGAAGAAAGACTGCCCGCTAAATCTGATACTAAGTCATTATTATTTTTCTTTTTATAGTTACGCAGATTTATAGCAATTCTTCCCAATAAACGCTCAAATTCATCTATAATTGAATAATCTTTGGTAATTGACGTAAATTCATAAAGTAAGGTCATTTCTGGCTTTTGGTGTTCTATATACTCATTTATCTCGTTAGAAAGCGATTTGGGATTTCTATGTAATTCTACCGCTAAGGACTTTATCCCGTGTTTTCGAAAAACATCGTGAATAAATACTTTAAGTCTCCAGACATTCTCTTTTCGTACAAGTCTGTTCATTTAAGTTTTCTTTATTTTTTCCTTAGATTTTTTGAGAATTTCCGTTTTGCTTTTAATATTGAGTTATGGATATAAAGAGATCTGGATTTTTGGTGTTTTCTGTCTTTGGAACACTCTTCGGAAAGAATATCAAGATTTTCAATTATGAAATCCTGAATATGACAGTTGCCTTGCACGGGGCTATCCATTAAATTCTTCGGCGAAGAGCAATAAAGATATGAATAAGACTAAGAGCGGGGATCCCGGGAATCGGGAAAGGAGGGAATGCTCTTCGCCTAAATACAGAAATGTGAGCGGGCTGCTTTGACCAATGTAGCAGAAAGGAAGTGTTTCGCATTCGGGATAATAGTGAGAATCCCTACCCGCTCTGAAGTTTAATGTTAATAAATTTATCATTGATCAATAGTAATAATATACAATTATCTGAATAATGTCAAGGAAAATATTCAAATAATTTTACAATGACAATAAATCAGTCGTCCTACCGATCAGCTATATATACAGAGCAATTCTTAATAAGATCTTAATAATAATTTAATATAATTGATTCAGATGGACAAAAAATTACTTGACTATGTAGGAACAATTGGTTTATTTTTCCATTGAAGTATTTAGTTATTTGACAATTGTTTGAAGAATTGAGGTGCCAGATCAGCACTTCAAGCCCGTGCGAGAATAACGGCTATGCACGGTGGCTGTAATCGGTTCCCTGACAGGTGATGCTGGGCCGACGGTCAAGTGACTGAGGCTTACCGCCCTTTATTTGACGACTTCAAATAAGGGAAATCAGCGGCATGGGAGGCGCACTCGCCGCATAGAAATGCTATTAAAAGATCATGTAATTGACATTTTGGTAGCTGTGTCGAGTGTTGAGGGTATACCAAAGCCCCTCCGGGCAAACATTATTTCAAATAAACGATGAGAAGGGACAGTGAGGCCCGGGAATCTTACTGTCCCAAAAGTTTGAAGGGGGGAGTGAAGACTACCCCCTTTTTATTTCGGTCAAAAGGCGTGGGTGGGCAATCGGGATTTGACTGAAAGATTTTTGACAATTTGGCAAACGTAAAGGTTCCTACTATGTCGAAAGAACCCCGTGTTTTCCGAGGTGTGCACGCCGTTTGAGGATAGACAGAAAGGTCGGACAATAAATGTCCAGCGTTTGCCGAAGCTTTTTGACAATTTTGCTGGGACGAGGCAACGAGAAGGGAACCTGGGTGGCTGATAGTAGGCCCTTCAGCTATCAGGAATAGTCCCAGTAAAAATTAAAGTGACGTGGCAATGCCTGAGACAATAAAGGGTAAACGTCGCATGAATAATTGAATAGAGGGCGATCATTGTCAACCGTCACTTTTTCAAGGCAATCGGGGCCACGGAACAATAGGAATGGGACAGGGCAGTCCCTCCTACCGCCGATTGCCTCAGAATTATTTAATTGGTACTTGTTTGGCTTTTTGAAAATCGGCAATCATGATGATTATCATAAATAGGAAAACAAACAGAAAGAGAGGCAATCAATGATTTTACAAATAGTACCACCTGAACGCAAACAATCAGCAACATATATTGATGGTGATAGAATCAATGTGATGGTTAGAGATAAAAAGAAAATAGTCGAAGTTGAACGTGGATCAAAAACGTTTAGCTTTGAAATTTCTTCCGGAGTCGCAGCATACATTATGAATGATCAAGGAAAAACGATTGAAAAGGTTGTTTGTCCATATAAAACTGAAAATTAATTAATAGTTCTTTGACAATTGGGCCCGAATTGGAATCGATTGGATTCAATTGCTTTCAAATGCACGTCGGGAATGGCGGTAATCTCGTTAATCTTCCGCAATCAAACTAACTGGCAAGAGATTGTCACCTTTCGGAATTGATGATTTTCTTCTAAGTGAATTCACTATAGAAGATTTCATTGGCATCGAAGTTCCTGTTTATGCGCAAGCCTAATCAGGCGTTGCTTGTCTGATCGTGACGCATAAAAAAGCAATCAGACTGGTGGAAATGCGAGTACCATATCGCCCCCTGCTCGAAGGTTGTCTATCACCGTCAAGAGCATATGCCAAAATTGTAAAGACAGACTAAGCGTGTGAAGATTTTGATTGTGATTGTTTTCAAAACCCGAGTTCGAATCTCGGCGGGTCCACTATGATCAAATACACAGTTTTCATGCCAACACATAAAAAGCAACCCTACTTAGAGATAGCAATTCAATCTGTTTTAATAGCTGCTGGTGATAGAGCCTTTGAGTTTATAATTCTTGATGATAGTCTTGGTGAAATAAAGAGCAATGATATTCCTCCGGATCCCAGAATAGATCACATTCAACTTCCCAGGCGAATTGACTTGGTGACAAAAATGAGATTGGGTGTCAACTTCGCACGCGGAAAGTATTTTATGCCAGCTGATCATGATGATCTCTCCCACCCCAAGCGCTTTGAATATGCGGACAAACTTTTTGCCATGGGCTATGATATTGTAGGTGCGGAGCAATGCGTTTTCTATAATGCTCAAAACGGAAAATGTTACTGTCTTGCTAAAGAAAGATTAGAGCAATCGATTACAGTCGGAAACACAATATATCACAGGCGATTTATTCAGCACAGTAATTCTGCTATTCCGATTAAGTGGCTGAAACACAACAATTATGATGGGGGTAGAAAATTTGGCATAACAATGCCATATAACCGACCAGCGATTGACACGCCCTTGTGGATTGAAGCCGGTATACAGCAATTAAAAATTGGCACTTTTTCGATGCTAGACCAGGAAGCCTGGAAGCAATGTTTTCAGATCAAGACCCCTGAGAGCGTCAATTCTTATGAATCGGTTTGGGATGATCTCTCATATTTCGTCCCGATTTCTGTTGAGCTTCCACCATGTCTGAGAAAATAAAATGATTTCAGTAGTTATTCCATTATCCAGGTCAAACAACACGGTTGGAGAATGTTTTAAAAGTATAGCCAGACAAACCTATCGAAATATTGAAATTATTGTCAAAGTTAATTCCAACAATCAATTATCACGGAATCTTGGTGCAAAACAAGCTCTTGGAACATTTCTTTTCTTTTGTGATGATGATATCATTCTCGATCCAACTTGTTTTGAAAAATTAAGAAATGCTCTCATACAATCTAATGCGAGTTATGCTTATTGTGATTATGGTAGAATCGGATTCTTTGACGATCGGCCCCACATAGCAAGACCTTTTGATTCTGAAATTCTAAAGCGAGACAATTATATATCAACAATGAGTCTGATTAAAAGAGATCATTTCCCGGGATTTGATGAGCGCATCAAAAGGCTCCAAGATTGGGATCTATGGCTTCATATGTTGAGCTTAGGATTTAGAGGTATTTATGTACCAGGACAATTATTTGCCGCCCATTATGATAAAAATAGCATTACAAAAAAAGACAATTGN